TCTTGCATATGGAATTCTAGATGAGCATATCGATCAGTTCATCGAAAACAACTCATATACGTTTTCACTCTATGATATCCTAACTAAGGAATCTGCATCACCGATTGCATGCGAGATGATCAGAAAGCGTATTGCAGCTATTTTATCAGACATTGATTTTGATAAACCTGCAGTCAAGGTAGCAAAGATCAAGAATGCATTCTATAACAAGATGATCGATGATCTTGATCGGCTTCAACAGAACAAGAAGGCTGTACGAGTTCAACGTAAGCCTAGGACTGTCAAGGAACAGCCAGCCGAGAAGCTGGTATCCAAGATGAAGTACATGAAGGAACATGCTGCACTAAAGTTGGTCAGTGTTTCTCCTCACACCATCATCAAAGCACAATCTCTATGGATTTATAATGATAAATACAAGCAGCTAACCGTGTTCAATGCGAGTAGCGATGCGGGTCTTAGTGTTAAAGGTGCAACGATTATGGGATTTGATGAAACGACTTCTATGGTAAAACGACTACGTAAACCAGCCGAAACCATTCAAAAAGTACTATCATCCGGGAAGATTGGTCTTCGTAAGATCATGTCTGAACTTACCACAATTGGTGCAGTACCTAAGGGTCGCATTGGTCCAGAAACAATTTTGCTTAGGGTGGTAACCAAATGACCAATGTAATTCCTTTTCCGAAGTCTAAATTAAAGACTCCTCCTCAAACAGTCGATGAATTTAATGAATCCCTTGAGGCTATGAACTCCGAAATAGTAACTCTTCGGAAAGATTACATTGAGGAACTAATTGACGATACTATGCAAGATATCTTCGCTAACTTTGCCAGTGAAGGATTTGATCTTTGTGACGAGTCGTGTATTAGAACTACCAGTATGTTGATTGAAACTTTAAGGGCAGCGGTCTATAAGAGCGTAAATATAGACCATCCCCTACACGCAGTTGCCGAAACACATTTCCTTTACCCCGAAGAATTAGAGGCCCAGAAAGAAGAATAGATAATGTTGCTACTTGATTTAAATCAAACAATGATTTCCAACTTAATGATGCAGTTGGGAAATCATACTAATGCAGAACTTGACGAGGATTTACTTCGTCACATGGTTCTGAACTCTATTAAACGATACGTGAAGAAGTTCCGACATGAGTATGGTGAACTAGTCATTTGTGCAGATAGTGTCAGTTGGCGTAAGGAAGTATTCCCATATTATAAAGCTAATCGAAAGATTAACCGGGACGAATCTGAACTGGATTGGAACCTGATATTCGGTTGCCTCAACAAGTTCTGTGATGAGCTTAAGGACAACTTCCCATATCGGGTGATCAAAGTTGACCGGGCTGAAGCTGATGATGTGATCGGTACTCTGGTAGAGAAATTTGGTAACACAAATGAGAAGTTGCTTATTATCTCTGCAGATAAAGACTTCAAGCAGCTACAGTCATATCTAAATGTGAAGCAATATGATGCCATCCAAGATCGTTGGTTGATCTGTAATGATGCAGAGTTATTCCTCAAGGAACAAATAATTCGTGGTGACAAAGGTGATGGTGTTCCTAATTTCCTATCTCAAGACGATTGTCTAGTACTAAAAATCAGAATGAAGTCAGTCATGCAGAAGAAGCTAGATGAGTGGCTTAAGCAGGAACCAGAAGACTTCTGCGACGAATTGATGCTGACTCGATATCGAAGAAATGAACGAATGATCGATTTAAGGTTTACACCAGATGATATTAAGGCTAGTATCATTGCAGAGTATGAATCTCAAGCCGGAAAGAATCGTTCAAAGTTGATGAAGTATTTCATGGAGCATAGCCTCAAGAACTTAATGGAAGACATTGGAGATTTTTAATGACGGTAAAGTCTATCGCTTGGATTCTGGAATTTACGTCCAAGCTACCTAATAAAGAAGAAAAGTTGAAGTGTTTACGTGCAAATGGTAGACCAGAAATGTTAACTATTCTAAAGTATACGTTTGATCCAGAAGTGGTCTGGTTACTTCCTCCCGGTGCACCTCCATATACACCTAGTGAAGAAGGTAATAATGAGAAGGTATTGTGGGGTGAAGTCAGAAAGCTCTATCACTATATCAAGGGTGGTAATGATAATCTGAATCAGATTAAGAGAGAACGTATGTTCATTGAACTGCTTGAACATGTAGCGCCTGAAGATGCTGAGTTGCTAGTTCACATCAAGGATAAGAAGCTACCATTTACTGGTATCACTGCGCGTATGGTTAAGGACGCATTTCCGGGAATCTTCGCAAATGACTAAAAAAGTTCTCAAGAACAGAGGTTACAATTCTTCGTATGATAAATATGATGACGAAGTGTCACAACGAGGCCAACATGATCGTCTGAAGGATCACAGGAAAGAGAAGCGTATTACTAATGCTCTTCGATCCAAAAATCTTGATGATCTATTGGACGAAGACGAGGAATAGATATGCCGACTTATACGTTTAAGAGACTTGATACTGGAGAAATTTGGACAGAGTATATGTCCATCAGTGCTAGAGATGCGTTTGTTGAAGACAAGAATATTGAGCAACAAGTAGCTTCTCCTGCAATCGTATCGGGATTCACCAAGAAGCCAGATAATGGATTTAGAGATGTTCTCAAGCATATCAAGTCCAGTCACTACAAATCTAATATCAATACATTCTAATGTTATCGTTCAGACTTTTCTGTGAAGAATTAAAGAAGCAAGAGGGCTCACAGATGGGCTCCAATCCCGGTGGTGTCTATCACGATTCTAATACTGGTGAGAAGAAATACGTAAAGTTCTATAAGAACCCTGAACAGGGCAAAGTAGAAGCACTTACTTCTAAAATTTATAATCATATGGGCATCAAGACCCTGAATCCAGAGAATGAGAAGATCGATGATAAGGAGGCTGTTACCACCAAGTGGAACGATAAAGTCAAGACCATGAGACCATCTGCTTATGATAATCTTTCAAAATCTCAGGCTAACCAGATCGGTAAGATGTATCATGGTGCGATTCTCACCAAAAATTGGGATATAGTTGGTCTAGAGCATGATAATATTGTGAAGCATGAAGGAACTGGCGATCTACATTCCATCGATCACGGTGGAGCATTTCACTTCAGGGCTCAAGGTGGACCGAAGAATTATACTCCAGACATCTCAGAGCACGAGTCTCTTCGTAACAATGATCAGGCATCTGGACATGTGTTCAAGTCTGCATTTAGACAGCATCCAGAAGCCGAGAAACATGGCCTAGAGGCGGTCAAGAAGATGGACGATAATCATATCCATCACCTATTTAAAACGTCTGGACTATCGAACTGGGAAGACCTACATTCCACCTTTATGGATAGGAAGAAGGCACTCCTAAAGCTCTACAATTAAAGGAAATGAAAATGATAGTCCACCCCAGAAAAGATGATTATGGAAATAGTGTACGAATTGAGAGGCCACATTCTCCATCTTCTAAGGATGGTTGGAATAATCCAGAGTCACACGTTACGACAACTCCAGATCATGACGGTGTACCAAAGGAATTAAATGGAGTCCCATTCAAGAAATATCCTACTCCTGATACTTGGAAGGATGTAGAGGGTCAAGGTAAATTTAGTGAACCCTCACCTATGGTAACTAAAAACGGAAAAAAGAAAGCCGTTGGTGTGGCGGTGCTAGAAAAGCATTCTGACGGTACACATCGAGTGTGGGTAGTTCATCCTACAAATCAATTTGGTGGATATCATGCAACTCTTCCCAAGGGTACATTAGAGCATGGATTGAATATGCATGAGAATGCTTTGAAAGAGGTACACGAAGAATCTGGATTAAAGGCTAAATTGACTGGACACCTTGGTGATACTGAAAGGACCACGTCGGTGGCTAGATATTATACTGGCGAACGTACAGGTGGTCACCCATCCGATATGGGATGGGAATCTCAAGCCGTATCTCTAGTTCCAGTAAAACATCTTCATAAAGTCTTGACACATCCATCAGATGAACCTATAGTAAAAGAACTACAGAAACGATACAAATAATTTATAAAATTGAATTTACTTAATACCAAGTTTAAGTAGAGTTTTCAAGGCATATTTTCTGACATTTGATTCGGAATCTCTAGCAGCCGTCTTTAAATGCCCTCGTGTGACATTTGGGTTATTTTGAATGGCATTAATTTTAGATATCGGGTACCCTTTCAATTTCAATAATTTCGTGATATGATGCATATCCATGGTATTAATATGATTAGCCAAATGATAGTAATCATCCACTGGCATTGGTTGAGGATTGATCTTATCCTTTTCATTCTTCTGAACCTCCAGATGTTTATCTAGGGTGTTATGAAGTCTTATAGAATTGGCATCCTCTTCCTTAGGAGCTTCTACTGGAGCTTCTACTGGAGCTTCTACTGGAGCTTCTACTGGAGCTTCTACTGGAGCTTCCTCGGGTTCTATCGTCTTCTTCTCAGCCTTTTCCTTATCAATCTTATCGTTGATTTCTTTGAAAGCTAACTTACGAAGAGTCTCCTTTCTCAAATCTTCCATCTTACTAGAATGATCTTTCAGATCAAGTTTTCTCAACTGGGCTCTAGATAGCTTACCAGACTTCAATGCTGCCTCGATGTGGTAAGATTCGTGTTCATCCTTACCTAGCTGAATGTGCTTCAGTGCAGTCTCGCCATCATAAGCCTTATGTTTAGAAATCATATCAGCTAACAATTCTGAATATGGATGAGCCCTGACCATAGCCATAAGATGTTGAGGCTTAACCTTATCAGAATGTTCTATGATGCTAGTTTTAACTTCTCTTTTACCATGTGTCATCAGGTAATCAACATCTTGGGATTTTAACGCCTTGGCTGCTTCTTGCTTAACTTTATCTGGTAGATAATAATGATCTCCACTCAGAATATTTCTAGCATTATCTGAAGTTATTTTAAAATTTGGGTGCTTGACAACTGAATTATTTCCATACTTCAGCATTGCATTATTCAATTGACTATGAGTAGCATTCTTAAAATGATGCATTTTACTACGAATCCCCGATGGAACACCTTCTGGATGATTCATTAGCATGTCGATATGTTGCTTAGTTAACTTGTCGTGATTGGCCGAGTTGTATCCCAAATCAGCAAGACCATCGAAGCTAAGTTTTGGAATTAGGTGAGTCAGATGCTCTGGGGTTAAGTGTCTATTATCTGCTAGAGTCGCAGTTAAGTCGCTACCTTTATCGGCACTTTTGATAGCTTTCGTTAATTTAGCTCCCTGTAAATTGCCAGCAGAGCCGGGATTGTTATTAAGTACGTAAGAAAATTGAGCACTAGTCAATCTTCTATTCTTGATTAATCCACTAGGTAGAGTTCCATATCCCCTATCCATAATTGCTTTGATGTGCTTTTGGCTTATATTTGCAGCATGTTCACCTAGACTTCTAGGATTACCATTAGCGATGATATGCTCAATTTTTTCATTATTCAGGTGTGTATAATTATCAGGAATATTAGTGACATGGTCTGCCAATTCTTCTTTAGTCAAATTCTCATTTTTGTTTGCTAGTTCGCTAAAAACGTGTCGTTTAAAGTAGGAATTAGCATTTGGATCATTAGCCACCATTTTTTTATGTTCTGGTGTGAATTTTCCATTTTTAATATGATTAGAGATTTCAACATGATCGCCATTTAGGATAGAACCATATACGGGATCAGCCTTAATCTTTTTCGCCAACTCCCGCTCAGTTTTATTCAGTCCATCCCCCCGGATAGCATGGTGGGTAATATCGGTAGCATGCCAAATGTGCACATGATTACCACCTGAGTCAACTGTCTTTGTTGGTTCAGGATTAATTTTTACAGAAGTATTTCTTGGTACCAAGAATTCCTTCTCGTATTCATGTTGGGAATATTTCCCAATATACGTTCCCTTATTATTCTCCTTGTGGTGGAAATGAATGATATGTGAAATTGGTTTACCATCAGTTTCGTCATGACTAATAGCATGAGCGAATCCACGAGCTTTAGGTTTACTCAATGATGAAGAAGTGAAGCATGGAAAATATAATCTGTTCTTTGGGTGTTTAGCTGCCTCTACTCCGGGGTTAAACCTTGTCCCATGATACGTATGTAAATCGTGACCGAGTTCCTTGGTCCTAGTCGCTTTATCTAGATTCTTTGCCCATTCTACTATATCGGTGTCATGCTCTGTAGTTTCTCGACTTTTGTGCCTACCTAGTAGATATCTATTAAGGTCATTACTGTTTGATGTATATTGAGATATATCATTCATGTGTGGATATTCATAATATTTATGTTTCGAATGTAGTGCACTCTCTACTGCATCGTTATCATCACCTAAATGACTATTGTCATTTTCCTGTGTCCACTCTCCGAATCTTTTAGACTTTGGCTTACTAGGATCAGTGAATGCCGGTTCTTCACTAAGATTTACAATAGCTTCAGATAACGATTTCTTATTTTCAACCTTAGCGTGTTCACCATGACCACCAGTATCTACGACTGTACCATACTTATTTGGTGAGTCTTCTGATGAGTCTAGTTCATCGTGTCTATCTTCTTGGCTATGTGCACCATGACCACTGCTATCAACTGGAGTTCCGTGTTGATTTGGATCGAAGGTACCCTTCTCAGATTCCTTCTTGGTCGTTACCTTAAGGTGCTGTAATCTTTTCATTTTTAATTTCTACCTTCAGTTTATCTATGGCTGAATCTAATTCGACAATGTCTAGTTTATTTATTATATTTCTCTTGTACATCTTACTTCGAATATTGCTATTGATGAAGAATGTAGTCTCCATGGCACCAACAGAATAGAGTATACGCTCTTCAAGATAGTTCAACTGACCTTTAGTATTAGCGAAGATGAGTATCTCTCTTCGAAAATTCTCTTCACCTTCTTCTTCCAACATTCTTAATAGATCGGGAGAAGATGACCAATACTCTTTCCAGTTACTCTCGACTCTGGTCTTATACACAACTTTGTTCTTCTGATATCGATGAGCTTTGGTCAGAAGTTTTCGACCTATGTAAACTCGTGATGTCGGTATATGAGTAATGCTATAGATGAACCCAATTGCTTTGTCTGGAATCAGTTCATAATTAAATTCTATATCTCGATAGTACCACATGATTTTGTCCTTTTGATGCCTAGATATTTATAAATATTGGTAGGTATTACTTAACAGAAAGGAGATTGCTTACTTTATCTCAACTATCAACTGTTAAAGAAAAGGACAATTTATGTCAAACGTCTATGAAATTACTACTTCATCTTACGAGAAGAAAAAGAAGACTACCAAGCGTGTTACTGGGCATTCAGAGATTATGAAGAATAATCTAGAACTGAAGTTAATCTATCCCATAACAGAAAATCAGACCAAAACTTTTGAAGAATATGAAAGCGGTAAGAATTTATTCTTGCTAGGTTGTGCGGGTACGGGTAAAACATTTATTTCATTGTATTTGGCTTTCAGAGAACTTATGTCTGGAAACAGTCCATATAGAAAAGTTGTGATCATCCGTAGTGCTCAGTCCAGTAAGGATATGGGATTCTTGCCCGGTACAGAGAAGCAGAAGATGGAAGTCTATGAGCTACCATACAAATCCATCTGTGCAGAATTATTTGGTCGAGGTGATGCATACGATCTTCTTAAGGTTAAGGGTGTTGTAGAATTCCAAAGCACTTCATTCCTACGAGGAACTACATTGAATGATTCTATCATTCTCTTCGATGAAGCACAAAATAATTCATATGGTAACCTTAAAACGGTATCGACAAGACCCGGAGATAATAGTAAAGTGATCGTTTGTGGTGATACCAAGCAGGATGATTTGACATCCGAACGATATAAGGAGACTTCAGGTCTACATGATCTGATCAAGGTCTTTGAACGAATGGCATCAGTTGCAAGAATAGATTTCACTATTGATGACATTGTACGCAGCGGATTTGTAAAAGAATTCATTATTGCGGAGTATAAACTAGGATTGTAATGTTTCGACATGATTTAATTGAGCTACCGACCTTGGAGAGAATTGATGGCTCTCCAAGGTTATACCAGACACCGGAGGGTAAATTGTATCCTTCGGTGACTAGTATTCTAGGTAAAACTATGGAGAAGGGTGAAGGCCTACAGAAATGGATTGATGCTGTAGGAAAAGAACAAGCAGAAACTATCATGATGACCTCTGGAGTTAGAGGAGATGATATTCACCAGAACTTAGAAAACTTTGTTCTCAATCGAGAAGTTAACGAAAAGAAAATCATGCCGATCAACCGCATGATGTATAGACAGATTAAAGACTTCCTAGTAGAAAATGTAGATGATATCAGACTCTCGGAAGGGAGATTGTACTCTGACGTTCTGAAGGTAGCTGGTTCAGTTGACTTGGTTGCAAATTACAAAGGTAAACCAGCTATCATAGATTTCAAGACCGCAAGACGATTGAAGGAAGAAGCTTGGATTCTGGGATATTTCTATCAAACTGCTCTATATTCCTATATGATGTGGGAACGAACTGGCATCTTCTGCAACACATTGGTCATTGTGATCGCAGTCGAGAACGAGTATCATCCACAGGTTTTCGTAAGGAAAGCAACGGATTATATCGAAGCCGCAAAAGAATTATGCGTTAGATATCATAATGAGTTGACATAGGGTTTGATTCTGTTATCATAACTTATGAAACCGAATTGGGAGAAGGCGCATCGCTGAAATTAACACAAAGATCAGCGAATAGATTTTTTAAAAAACTTGTTGACACCCAGTTCGATTATGTTATTATAACTACATCAACAACCACTAAGGAATTACACATCATGGCACATAATCTTGAAATGAATGAAGCTGGCGAAGCCGTCTCGATGGTTTACGTCGGTAAGGAAAAGCCTTGGCATGGTCTTGGGGTTCAAATCCCTGCAGACCTGACTCCGGAACAAGTATTAGTCAAGGCCAACCTTGACTGGACGGTCGAAAAGATGCCAGTGTTTACTGAAATCGCTGGAGAGCGAGTTGAACTTCCTCGGGCTGCTCTGGTCCGAACTTCTGACAATACGGTTCTGGACGTCATCTCGAATGACTGGGAACCCTGCCAAAACGCCGAAGCTTTTGATTTCTTCAACGATTTCATTGCGGCTGGCGAAATGACTATGGACACTGCCGGTTCTCTTAAGGATGGTCGGATTGTCTGGGCTCTAGCCAAGACCAATGAGAGCTTCGAACTCTTCGGTGGACGTGACAAGGTCGATGGTTACATTCACTTCACCAATCCCCACCAGTATGGAAAGTCCATTGACGTTCGGACTACGAGTGTTCGGGTGGTCTGTGATAACACTCTGACCCTTTCTCTGGGTATGAAGCAAAAGTCGGTTGTGAAGACCTCACACCGGTCCACCTTTAACCCTGAAGCTGTCAAGCTTGCTCTGGGTGTTTCCAAGGACAAGCTGATGAAGTACAAGGAGATGGCTGAATTCCTCTCTAACAAGCGCTTCGCCAATGAAGATGTTGTCGAGTACTTCAAGCGGGTCTTCCCGGTTGCCAACGAAGCTAAGCGTGAAGCTGGTGAAGTTTCCCGGTCGGCCAAGAAGGTTCAGGAGCTTCTCTACACTCAACCCGGTGCTGAACTCGGTGAAGGTTCCTTCTGGGCAGGATTTAACGCGGTGACATACATGGTTGATCATGTGGTTGGTCGATCCGCCGACACGAGGCTTGCCTCTGCATGGTACGGTTCCAATCGGGAACTGAAGGTCAAGGCTCTAGAGATTGCCATGGAAATGGCTTCGTAATCTTCTCCTAAGAAGATTAACTTGGTGACCCTGCTCAATTGAGTGGGGTCACTCTTTTCAAGGATTAATCGATGACAACTTATTCTATTGTAATGTCCATTATACTATTGACATTTGCTATTATTAATGTTATAATGGCAATTCAATGGTCAACCGGTGATCTTCTTTGGTTCACTAAAAGGAAGGTCTATCTTCTCGACACCTTTGGTGATATCAAGGAAACTAGGGAGCATTCGGCTGGGGAAGCATATTCTATTCCCGGACTCCATCATGGAAAGATGTATCTAAAGCCTGATGGTACTACGATGGGACATATCCTATATACGCACTGGGCCTATAAGCCATTTGATCTACCCGAATATAAAGGATTCAAAATATGATGGACTTTTTGATTTTTCTAATTTATGGTTTAGTCGTATTTGCTGGATTTACATTTGCGAGTTGGATGGTTGGTGGTGATCCATTCTTCTATCTCAGGAAGAAGGTATATCTTCTAAATCACCTAGATGAAATTCTAAGGACTAGGGAATACAAGACTAAAAGTGGGGAAAGATATTTCTACGTATATGCCCACAGTAAAGTGGGTGGACCAAATCTTATGAATGATGATGGGACAATTCGAGGGCCATCATGCTATATCAATCGTTGGTCTTACGATAGAGATGAACTGCTCATTATGAGCATCAAGTGATAATTTCTCCGGTTGATAAATACTATATAACCAACCGGAGAATATCATGCTAGCGAACTTCAAACATTTTATCGACAATGTCATCATGGAAAACTTACACCCAGAACTTCAGAGTTTGATTCAGAGTAAAACGACCAACAAGTCTAAACAAACTGCGCTTGTCAAAAAAATCAAAGACCTTACATCTCGTGGAGAGAAGACTGGCATCGAGGGCAACATGCCTAAGGGGTCTTCTAGAGCGTATATGCAACACGCTGAACCAGAGCATATCAAAATTGATGATACGCCAACTACAATGAAAGTTGGAACTAAGGTGGCTATCCGGGCTTTCCTAGATAAGTACCACAAAAAGCATGAGTATGGTGACCTCCCCCTAGGCGCTATGCAGAACCATGCAGAGAACGGTGACCATTGGGTTAATAATAATTATCGTACACTGACTCATACCGGAGATGATAATTTTAAAACTAATACCGAAAGCGGAGTCTTCCCACCATTGGTGGATCATGATGAGCATAATCATGAATGGACTAAGGTTGGTCATGCTCGTGATGTCAAGGCGGGCGATTGGAAGAAGCTTACAAAACATAAAGATTTTCCTGACGGAATCACCCACAAGCAATTATTTCAAACTCTGATGAGGGCGCATAATAAAAGGAATGGTAAATACTGGGATCAATCAAAGGATAAAGAGGCTGAGCTTGATAGAATTGAACGTCATCCATTGATTCAGAAGTTTGATGACTATCACGGAAACACCGGACATTCTCCTGCAGATTATCAACAGATAAAGAATCTCGGCATATGGAAACATCCAGTTAACGGATCAGAGCACATCGTGGCTCGTGACCATGGATATAATAGTGACGTAGAGGGTGCATATAAGGATGCTAATCGTCGATACATCATGGGGTTTAGGCGTTGATACGATATTATAAATATACTATGATAACATATAAACCGGAGTAATTCAATATGCTAAATTTCAAAAATTTCAGAACCAAGGTAGCCCAGTCTGACACTACCCTTCCCGGTGTACCTGAGAACCTACATAACTTTCTATTTCATCTAAGTGGACCATCAGACCCAACTGGTCAGAAGGCACTGAACGAAGCTGCAGAATATTATGATATGTTAGACGAAGAGGCTCAGCCAAAGTTCAATCCTGATGAAGCTGCCCATCCAGCGATGAATCTACCTAAGACCCGTACACTTATTGACATGAGCCGTAGGGATATTCCTGCAGGAAATTTACATAAGCGTATTGGTGAAGGGTTCAGATCGACCTTCAAGGCTATGGACAGTGAAACCCCAGCAGAATCTAGAGCCAAATTAAAGGAATCTAGAGAAGTTATGGATGAATTTGCAAAATCAAGAGGCTTCAAGTCTAAGTTCCCTCTACTCGGTGGTAACCTAAAAACTGAAAAGTCTTCTGGTGAAGGTGTTTTGACTACCGGATTAAATCTTGCTCCACACGCAACTTCTGGCTTGCATGGTTTCAATACATGTGTTAAAGCTTCTACTGAATGTAAAGCTGGCTGTCTAGGTTTGACTGCTGGTGGTAACAAGCAGTATCCAGACAACTCACTATCATCGAAGGTTATCAGAACACACTTCATCGCAAAGCATCCAGAACATGCGGCACGTCTTCTTGATAATGAAATCAAGAATCATGCCAAGCTGGCAGAGAAGAAGGGTATGAAGGCTGGCGTTCGATTGAACGTGACTTCAGATATCTCATGGGAGAAGCATGCCCCAGAGCTATTCAGGCGTCATCCGACCACACAATTTTATGATTACACAAAACTATCAAATCGAGTAGGTCATCCAAATCTACCAGAAAATTATCATCTATCACTATCTCATACTGGTACAGATCACGCCGAATCTAATGATAAGGCTGCAGTAGACGTACTGAATCGTGGGCATGTGGTGGCAATGGTCTACCATCGTGGTAAGTCAGTACCTAAGCCAACTCACGTTGAAGACGTGAAGACTGGTAAGAGATACCCTATCGTCGATGGTGACCATGACGACAATACATTCGACCGTCACGAATCTATCGGTAAGACCGAGGGTAAAGCTGGCGGTGGTGTAGTATCTGGTCTTAAGCTCAAGGGCATTAAGAACGAAGCGGCTGGTAAATTTGCTAATCCAGTTGATCCAGATGGAGTAATTCGTATTAACAAGTAAATGTGAGTATAAATAGTAGTGACTAGAGATAGACTCTAGTCACTTTTACCTACAAGGAGTTTGTAGAAATGGAAAAAGAATTTGACCTATTGGTCTTTATTGCTCGTGCACAACCTTTTCATAATCAGCATAAGCGGATTATTGATATTGCACTACAGAAATCACGAAAATGTCTGGTACTAATTGGATCAGCCGATAAGGCTAGATCAGTACGAAATCCGTTCACATATGATGAACGGATGTCCGTTATCCAACTTTGCTATCCTCACCCAATTGCCGGTAATGGTGATTCGTGGGGAAATAATGACGTCATTATCAAGCCAATCCGAGATAAGACTTACAACGATAGTGCATGGATCAAGCAGATTCAAGATATCGTTACGGAAGAAGCACTCAATCTAGCGAATCCCGGTACTGGGTTTAGAAATAATGGTATCAAGGATATCCGAGTCGGTCTCATTGGTGCATCTAAGGATCATACTTCGTATTACCTCAAGATGTTTCCTCAGTGGGAATCAGTCAATGTTCCTATCATTCATCCGATCAATTCTACCGACATTCGGAATGATTACTTTAAGCTCAATTCCAGTAATGACATCATCGACTTTGAAGAAAAGTATAAAGATTTGCTACCTAAACCATCATTAGACTTTCTTCTGGATAAGCATTTCATGTATCCTAATAGTGAAATTGGGTACATTCATACTTCGTACTATACCCAACTGAAGTCCGAACTTGAGCACATCGAAAAATATAAGAAGTCATGGGAAGCTGCACCGTATCCAGTGAAACATCTTACTGTTGATTCTGTGGTTGAACAATCTGGACATGTTCTGATGGTGAAGCGTCGATCTGAACCCGGTAAGGGTCTATGGGCATTACCCGGTGGACACCTAGAGATGCATGAAACCATGCTTGACGGTGCAATTAGAGAGCTATATGAAGAAACAAAGATCAAGGTCCCGGAACCAGTTATCAGGGGTTCTCTAGTCAATCAGAGAATTTTTGATGAGCCACATAGATCAACTATTGGTCGAGTCGTAACTCAGGGGTTTCATTTCCGTCTGAAGGATGATATAAAGCTTCCAAAGGTGAGGGGTGCTGATGATGCAGAAAAGGCATTCTGGGTACCAGTTTCACAACTGAAGGAAGATATGTGTTACGACGATCATTACCATATCATAACATTTTTCTTAAAACTATAACTTGAGATAGACTCAAGTTTCTAACCGATAAAGGAGCTTTATCAATGCTAACTAAAAATCTAATTCTAAACTCTGACAGTTACAAAATGTCACACTTCTCTATGTATCCTCCCGGTACGACTAACGTGTATAGCTACATGGAAAGTCGTGGTGGTAAGTATGAGGCTACTATCTTCTATGGCCTTCAAGGTCTACTGAAGGAATACCTTCTACAACCAGTTACCTATGCAGATGTGCTTGAGGCAGAACGATTCTCTAGGGATCATGGTGTTCCGTTCAACTATGAAGGTTGGATGAAGATCGTTAATGTCTATGGTGGATTGCTACCAGTGACTATCAATGCTGTCGCAGAAGGAACTCTGGTTGATGTGCGAAACGTCCTTATGACGGTTGAGAATAACGATCCAGAACTTCCATTCATTACGTCCTATGTAGAAACTCTGGCTCTTCGTCTGTGGTATCCTATTACAGTAGCAACACGAGTTTTCAATATGAAGAAGAAGCTGAAGCCATTCTTCGATAAGTCATCTGAAACTGGGTTCATGGACTTTGCAGTTCTAGATTTCTCTGCTCGTGGATGCTCTTCATACGAAACTAATATGATCGGTGGTTCTGCATACCTAACTAGCTTTGCTGGATCAGATTCTATGGCTGCTGTCATGTACGCCAAGAAGCTGTATGGTGGTGAAGTGGTCGGGTTCTCAGTCCCTGCTACCGAGCACTCTGTCATGTGTTCATATGGCCAAGAGAATGAATTTGAGTCATTCCAACACCTGATCGACATTCAACCAGAGAATGGTATCCTATCAGTCGTATCCGATACATGGAATATCTATGAAGCTGCTGAGAAGTGGGTTCTACTGAAGGACAAGATCATCAAGAAGAACATTACTCTTGTAGTTCGTCCTGACTCTGGTCATATGCGAGAAGTTCTTCCGAAGATTCTAAGGACTCTTGAAGATGGGTTTGGATACACAGTCAACTCTAAGGGATATCATGTTCTGAAGAATGTCAAGGTTCTCTGGGGTGACGGGATCAATGAAGATACTGTGACTGATCCATTCCTTATTGCTACTAGCATGGGTATCTCTGCTGATAGCATCATGACTGGTTCTGGTGGTGGTCTAATGCAAGCAAATATTGATCGTGACACTAACAAGTTTGCGTTCAAGGCTTCTAATATTACTATCGATGGTGTGGATCATGCTATCGCCAAGAACCCAATCACCGACTCTGGTAAGTCTTCTAAGAAGGGTCGAATGGTTCTAGGAAAGCAAATGCCAGAGGGTCCATTCTTCACTTATACATCTGATGCTAATCCTATGAAGTTTGATTGGAAGGATGACTACCTAGATGTTGTTTATGAGAATGGTAAACTAGTTGGCGAAGAGGTTACTATGAAGCAAATTCGTGAACGAGTTAATTCATATCTATGAGTTGACATTGGTTCATAGTTTGATATAATACAATCTTAATAGAAGGAGAACATTGATATGAAAATCGGTATTGCATCTGATATCCATACTGAATTTGGTAATCAGAGAGAACTAAAGCTTTCCGAGCGTGTCGATGTTCTCATTCTTGCGGGTGATATCGGCTACGCAGAAAATGCAGCAGACTATGCTCATGGCATGTTTGGTGCTGATGCAGACCATATCGTCATGGTTGCAGGAAACCACGAGTATTATGGTCGAGTGTATCAACATGCTCTAGATGCTGCTCGTGAAGCGGCTACAAAGTATGACAACATTCATTTTCTTGAGAATGATCGAGTTGTGATTGATGGTATTACTTTCCTTGGTGCTACCTGCTGGACAGACTATAATCATGGTGGAAACAAGCCACTGAATATGATGGCAGTAGAAGATGGTCTTAATGACTATCGTCGGATTAGGTTCTATGACAATGGTTCTTATCGTAAGATTAGAGCTACTGACATTGACAAGATCAACGCTGCATCTAGGGCTTATCTGTTCAACTCTATGGAGCACCTTGATCCAGAAAAGACTGTGATTGTAATGCATCATGCTCCATGTGAGCTATCTATTAATCCTAAGTATGTCGGTAGTCCGCTGAATGCGGGTTACTGTAACGTTTGGGGTAATGAGCTTGCATATGGTGGACCTAGACTTGTAGTTCATGGGCATGTTCACGATCCAGTGGATTATATGCTCTGCAATACACAAGTGATTGCCAATCCAATTGGATACCCCGGAGAAAATCCTGATGCTGGTATTCGAATTATTGAAATCTAAGAGGTGACTATGAAATGGGAAAATATATTGCAGTGTGTAGATGGGACTCATAATCTGATTGAGAATCCATCGACATTTGCTAGATATGGTGGTATACTTTGGCCGTCAGATAGTGGATTCAGGTGGGAATATCCACCAGATATTAGTAACATTGATCCATACAAGTACTATACGGTATATACCGTGAATAAAGTCAAGATGACTCGTATTGGTGATAGAATAAAATGGGACAATGTTCTATTTGTTCAGGTCTGTACCGATATCAATAAATCTAGTCAAACTATTAATTATGGAGAATAACGTGACGAAGAAAATTGAAAGTCTATCCCTCAAGTGGGGAACGTGGAAGTCTTATGATCTAGATAGAGACGGCGAAAGTGCTGCATGGGAAGCTATGGAACGGTATTTCGATCTTGGCGCACAACCCGTGAGTGCTATGGCTCAACATGATACTCCAGAGATGAAGCAAGCACTGTGTGAAGTTGTGGATGCACTCAATGCAGAAACTGTGTATCTGTCGTGGGATGGTCGTGATGTTTCCAAGGATGAAGCAAAAACTTACATTCTAAATTATGGAAACTGAACGAATTTAACAGTTGACATTGACGAGATGGATGATTATAATATACACAAGATGATTGAAAAGTTTTGACTTTTTTGAAAATCTTGTATAAATATACTTACCTGTGTTCTTTGAAATTGTTGAAAATAGATTGGATTTTGGGGAGAGAAGAGATTTTCTCCCCAAAATTATCCAAGATAATGTATAATACCTATTGACTTTGATTGTTAGGTATTATACATTATCTTAACTGAGCGGTGTGATGAACACGTAAGTCTCCAGAATATGCCGATGGACCCAGCAGGTGACGGGACCTGATTGTCGATCAGAGGTTGGAGGGTTCGAGTCCCTTCTTCGGTGCCAATATAATCCCCTGCGAGAAATCTCTCGCACAGCAATCTGAGCCGAGTCAGATAATGAGGGACTTCTATGGAATAGAAGTTTGGGGGACATTTTAATGCCCTTATAAGTAAACAGTATACTGCCTGTTTTGTAATCAGGAATCCGGGGGGCGGCACCTCGTAAGGGCACCATTTTTACTGAAATAATCAGTTGACTTAAGTATGGAATTTGATAGGATGCCTTATCGACAAATCAAGGAGATACATCATGCAAATCACGGTGGTTCATTCCAATAAAGAAGTTAACGAAGCCAAGATCGTTGCTACGGTCGAGTATGAAGGTACTGACGTTGATCGCGCCTTGGAATATGCGTTCCGCTGGACTCAGAATCTGGATGGTTCGTGGTCGCAGGGTGAGCGAATTGAGTCTTGGCAGGATAAGGGTTTCATGGAAGATAACATGGACTTCAACCCGAATGTTACGGTGGTAGCTCCTCTTCCGACTCATTGTGGTCGGACTTATGGTCATCGTTCGTCTTCGGTTGGTGATCTGTTCGCGGTTAACGGTCAGATTTATGTTGTAGCCTCGTTTGGCTTTGAGAAGGTAGATATTTAAGGGGATTTAGCTCATTTGGTAGAGCGATTGCTTTGCAAGCAATAGGTGACCGGTTCGATCCCGGTAATCTCCACATCTTTAGTGGTAAGGAAAGTCTGTATTGAATATGAACGTGTACTAGTCCGTTTGTTGTGATATGGAGTACGCTAACGTGGCGTATAAAAGGAGAATGGGAATGCTCTGTAGCGCGAACTACATCAAGATACCTCACCTGCCACTGCTATAATTTAAGGGTCCAAAGCTAACTTAGTAGAAGCGCTACGCTGAAAACGTAGAGGAGTCAGAGCGTAACTGACGGGACCTACCATTATTCAATAATAATGCCGGTGTCCCTAAGTAGGGTGGCTTGATTGTGGATCAGGTCGTGATGGCGCGATACCATACACCGGTTCCATTTCTCTTGTTGACATAAGTTTCAGATGTGATAGTATATATCAATGATTATACGCTTGCAGATTGGCTATACAAGCCTCTGATCAAGGTGAAGTAAGTTTAATGCTTGGTGTTGCCGGTTCCTCTGACGAACTGGTCATCTGGGTTCGATTCCCGGAATTAGATGTTAATCTTCAAGCGTATAATCATTTAGCCGTCCTACAGCCAATAGTTTTGGTAGCGGGTCTGTAAAACCTGTCCTCGTAAGGGGGAGTAGAGCGTAACTACAGGGCGGCACCAAGTTTAAATATAGAATATTAAAGTTTGCAGCATTCCTCCTGAGAGAGGACTTAGCCTTCCAAGCTAATGGACTCGGTTTGAATCCGGGATGCTGCTCCATTAAGTGGAGAGTAACCACTTCTTCCTTACCTAGGGAATAGCATACTCAAAAGGTGATCCTATGATTGATTGGCCTATTAAATTCTAATCAACTGGACGCGCGGATTAGATTCTGATCCGCATTTGAATTTTTAAGGAGACTGTCATGATTTATGAAATTTGGTCTGAAGGTTATGCGGCAACTGGTCACTCAGGAACTTCATGGAAGATTGGCGAGCAAGAAGGTAGGACTTTCGAAGAGGCTTGCTTAACGTATATGTTGAATCATGTGAATAGAGACGTTAGTCAACATTATAACCCAAAATACAATACTTATTGGGGTTGTAAACTCTTTGATAATCAGATTGATGCTAGTAGATCATTTGGATAAGTTTCTGGTCTCATAGCTCAATGGGAGAGCGCGCAGCTTATAACTGCAGGACTCCAGTTCAATTCTGGATGGGACTACCAATTACAATTTAATGCGGGTTAGTGTAGTAGAAACACGCTGGACTCATTATCCGGAACCACTTGTGCGACTCAAGTACCTGCTCCCAGATTAATCGGTTATGCTGTATGGTACAGACTTGAACCTCATAAGTTCGATGGCTGGGTTCGATACCCGGTGTAACCTCCATTATAAATAATATACAACGCCCGTATCGTCTAGTGGTAAGACCTTGGCCTCCAAAACCAAAGATGTAAGTTCGATTCCTACTGCGGGTGCCATTTTCTAGTTGACACTTATCTGAGATATGATAATATGCATTATCGAAACAGATCGAGGAGAACTTACATGGGTCAGAAAATGAGAAGCCAGTGTGATTGCCGCGACTGCAAGAGCGCTAAGCGCGATGGTAAGGCTCTTGGCGGTATCAAGATGGCTCGTTCCAACACCATCTACTCCGCTTACGTCCCCGTTCGACGCCTCGCTAAGGGCCGGGTTCGCAAGGACAACAGCGTTGCCGCTCGTGAAGTTTTCATCTGTGATCGGGTTTGAGTTAAGATGAAACCTAAAATTTCAGTTCATTCGCTTCTAAGGTGGATGGAACGTAATTATAAATTTGATCTTGTCTCGTTAAGGTCAAAATGTATGCGAGATATGAAACTGACTACCATTCCTAGCGATAGCTGTTTTATACACTATCTGGATCGTAAGTTAGGGCCTCAGCTATCATTCATGCGAGACGAGTTGGCTGAGGTTGTTGGTTACAGACAAGACACATTCGTGTATGAGGGGATGAAGATCGTAATTAGAGACAATACAATCATCACCGTACACAAAATATAATTGAGGAGATAGGTTATGGACGTACTTCAATTTCTTAGAGTTAATCCAGTTCAAGACCTCGATATGAGCACCCTTAGGTGCCTAGAGGATTTATGTAAGGTGTGGCTTAAGAAGTATTCTACATCTGAACTCCTTGCGTGTGAGGAGTATATGAAGGTCTTTGGTACTGAAATCAAAGATTATGAGGAAGCACTCGATAATATACAATGGGAACTTACTAGGTAGTTTCCAGAATAAAAATTTGGGGTATTGGCAGAAAAGATATGCGCGAGGCTGCAACCCTCGTTATGGGATGGCGGAATTCCTGCGCCCCTCCAAGTTTAAGAATTAAGCACGTGTAGCCCAACCGGTAGAGGCAGTAGTCT